GTTTTTTTCTTCCATAATATAATATAATAATAATTAATAATTTTATCTTCCCCCAAGCATATAGTTAAGAGTATCTTTAATGATACCGGTGTAATTTCTATATCTTAGTTTTTTAAATCTTTTTGTTTTTAAATAACTCTCGTCCCTACTGTATACCTTTGTAACAGCGACAGTATATCCTATGTTTTCTACGGCATGCCAAGTCCAAGGCGGTATATATAATATATCACCGGGTTCCATCTCAACTTTATATATCTTGTTATCCGCACTTTTGGGTAATCTAAAAAAGTTTTCCTTGCTGAAATTAGCATACTGACTCCAAGCGCTGTTTAATGTTAAGTCCTCAAATTCCATTAAGTATACGATTTTCTTACCAACTATCTGGTGTAATACAAAATCATCCTCAACATGCACATGAGCACCAGATTTAGTATTCCTACCAACAAACAACAAGTGTTCTTTTGGATCACCAGGGCCAACGTCTGGGTTTACTAAATCATCATATATACTTGGATCTACCTCTGTCTCGCTTAAAGGACAATCTGGTAAATATTCATTCTCATATAGGTTATCTAAGTAATCGTTGAAGTTAACCGTCCATTTTTCACACTTAGACATTTGCATGTCTAGCTCTGAATCATATCTTTCAATATCAACAACAGCATTTTGAAATCTCTCTTTTAGATACCATTCATTTGACCACTTATCTATAGCGGGCATTTTTAAAGCCCCACCTTTGTGAAAGTAGGGTTCTTTTAAATTATATTGCATTTAATTTTATTTTGGGTCAAAAGCCCCTAAGCCAAATTGACCATTAAGTATGTCGTTTCCTGATGATTCAAACTTTTGAGGTGGTAAATCGTTTTTTCTTTGATCTATCATCTTACTCTGTTGAGTTGCTTGAATCTTAGTTCTCTCGTCTTTTCTATCTTCCTTGTTATTTTCTCTACCTTTAAGTATCTCCGTCTCCATCTGCTTGAGCCTCATGTTGATTTGGAACTCATGATCCATTAAAGCTTTTTTAACCTCAGCTTCTTTCATCATTTTACCCATAGCTAACTGAGCTTTCATTTGTTCCATTGATTGCTCAGATTGTATTTTTTGTTGTAATTTTTGTGCCTCTAATTGAGCCGCTTGAGCTTGAGTCTGCCTTTGTTGTTCTCCTTGTTGCTCTGTTTGTATCGCTTGCTGCTCTTCTTCTCTTTTTTGCTTTTGTACCCTTCTTGTTTTTAAAACTCTATTAGCTAGTTTTAAGTTTTTTATCTCTCTAATATCTATAGCGTCATCAAGCTCTATACTTTGTTGCGATATAGCTTGTTGTATATTGTTTTCTAATAACTGTTTTTCTTCTTCGTCTGGATTTAACTCTATAAATATACCAAAGTCATAAAGATGTAGATTACTTAACTCGTGTAGTACACCAGCGTTGTGAGCACCTATTTGTTGTATAAACGCATCTCTCGTTGGAGAGTACTCAATAATATCAGATATCCTTAAAGATAACGCTTCAGCTATTTCAGAAGTTAAAAACAAATTAGCTTGTAGTATATGTCTAGTCGCTGTGTTTGAATTAGCGGCAGCTAATTTTTGAACACCAACTAAAGCTTTAGCGTCTGGAGTTGAACCGTCTCTTGATTCGTTTAAACCAGTCACATCTCTAATCATTTGTAAATAGTAGTTGTAAGTAGCTATTAGTTGTTGCATTTTACCACCACCAGAACCAGTCTGTATTTCTTGTATTGGCATTTTAGCTGGGTTCATGCCTCCATCAGAAGTAAAACTTCTACCTATAATAGATCCAGTTTGGAAGAACATGTTTAAAGCTTCTTGTGGGTTATAGTTAGTTCCATTACCCAAGTCAATTTCAGCTAAACCATCAGCATCTAAATAAACACCATCAGGAACTACTTTAGCTAAAACTTGCTGCAGTTTTAAATGTGTCAACTGTATCATGTCTGCGAAACCAGTTACTCTACTAACTAAAGACTCTATTCTACCCTCATACATTCTAGGCGCCACAATAGAGTAGTTCATTTTTACTTTAGTAAAATCACTCTTCGGTCTAAGCATGTTTTTAGCTTGCTCCCATTTAAGAAGTTTATCAGAACCTAATATCATGGCCCCTTCGTATAAAACCTCTATAGCTCTACTTATTTTTTTAAAATCTTTCTGTTTATCTTGAGGTGGGTCAAACTGATCGTTTTTCTTAATCGGCCTCTCACCACCACTAGGCATCTCTTTCACTTTGTAAACCTCATTCATGTAGGTTTTGTAGTTGAAGTATAACACCTCTAAACAGTTCTCATCATCATCTGTTGTTCTAGAAGACGTGTTACTACCATAATTGTTTCTAGAATCTTTTTTAGAAACAAACTCTTCTAAATCTTCGTTGGTTAAAAAAGGAAACTCTTTAACTATTTCGTTTATCGGTAGTTTTTTAACTTCACCTATATAATACAAGTCTTCGAAGTACGGTGATTCCGTCCTAGAGTAAACCAAGTTAGCAGGATCAACGTACTCAACCTTAGCACCCTCAGAAGTATTAAAGGTTGTTTTGTTAGCACCTATACCAAGAACAACTAAATCTTGTAAAGTTCTTTTCCTAACTAAATCATACCTACTGCCATCTAGTAAAGTATTTATAGCCTCTTCCTCTGCAATTTCAACGTTTTGTTTGTACGTTAACTGCATGTGCAGTTCTAGTTCTTCATCACTTCCCGGTATATCCGCTGGATCATTGTGAAGCATTGTCATGCCAAACATCTCTTCAGCTTGATTGTTTAAAGCGCTAAGCTTCATATCTGTCAACAACTCCTCCATGTACTTAGTTCTTTTCTGAACCCCATAAGGATCTCTTGAATAAGCTTTTATATCATAAAGCCTGTCAGCCATACCGTTTACAACTATATCTACAAACTTAGGTATTATAGGTACAGGTTTCCAGTCTAAATTTAAATAAGACAAATCACCATTTATAGATAACTCATCTTTATATTTCTGTACAGACTGCTCACCTCTAGCGTATAACCTACGTTTGTGAAAAACATCTCTGTTATTGTTAAATCTTCTGTCTGAATAACTAGTGTTACCAAACCATTCGTTCTCTATAGCTTTACCAATCTTCAAACCATAGTCGTAGCTAGTTTTTTCAATATCACTTACTACCTGACTAGGAAACCCACTATGTATACCTGATTTAGCCATATTTATTGTTTAATTATTGTTGAATTCAAACCTTTATTGTTATATTTAGTAAAACCAAAATTAGTAGGTTGTCTCTCTACTTTTTGGTTAGGTGCGTATAAGTTTCTATTACAAGCCATAATAGCTAAACCAGAACTTATAGACGCATCATGCTTTGTTCTTTTGTTTATATCAAACCTACTCCAATCGTTTAGAGTTTCGTTAAAACATATGTTACCGTAACTACCATCGCTAACATGTCCAACGTGGCTTTGTATATACATTTCAATAGCAGCGGCGTGTGCTTGTTTAATATCTTCGCTAGTATTAGGTATACCACCAACCTCTTTTTCAGCAACAGACAACTTGTTCCAAACCTTGTCAGGTCTATTCATGCTGTAACCTCTATAACCTCTACGTCTTAAATAATACAATAGACGGGGTTTATTGTTCTCTGCGAGTATAGGCATCCCGTAAAATACTAATGCCATTAGAACGTCCTCAAAGAACATCTCGGCAGTTGCTGGTCTAGCTAAGTATTCTAGAAAAAACTCGTTAGCAGGTGCGTCTTCCATTGAGAACTTAGTCAAGCCATGTAAAGCTCCTTTGGACCCAGCTCCATCTACTGTCCCTGATATATCATAACTATCACAACCAAAAGCCCCCATGTGTTCGTTACCAGGGTATTTAATACCATTTTTTATTACACTTCTGTTTTGTAAGTGTATTGGTGGTGTCCAGCTTATTTTAAACCTACCTTTAGTATCTGGATAAAATATAACTTGAGAATCTTTAATTCCATTAACCCACTGAAAGTTCCCTTGAGTAATACCTAGTGTTCTAGACATCTCTTCGTTATAATCTATTTGCTCGTATATCTTTGTAAGGTTAAATATACTATTTTTAGTCTCATCTCTAAAAGCGTGCTCTGTAGTCCTAGGAAATTGACGGTAAAATTCGTTTAAAGCATCTTGATCATCTTTTAAACCATCTACTTCATTTTGCCAATTATCTATTACGCCTACGTCTATTAGTTCTCCATCTGGGGCGAACACATCGCTGTCAGGAGTAGTGAATACTGGAATTCCGTACTCGTCAATAAATCCCTCATAGTTCCATTCCATTGGGATAAACATAGAGTATAGACCAGATTTTGTTTGACCATTTCTATTTCTCTTAGTGACATCTGAGGCATTGTATAGTTTTTTAAAGTTTTCTCCACCTTTGTCTAAAGCGTTTGAAGTTGAGCCCATCATACATTTACCAATAATTCTACTACCTAATCGTAAACATGTTTTTGTAACCCTCCAGTTGTTTAAAATATTATCGGGT